GATGCTAAAAACCCACACAGCCAGTACCTGCAGATCGCAAGCGCATTGGCTGAAATCAAAGACGCCGGGCTGGTTGCTGACGTTCTCAAAAACCTCGGTATTAGCGAAAAGTTTTCCGGGCGCTGGATTGGCCGCCAGATTTTCACCACGCCGGGCGCGATCAGCTACAAACCCACACCCGGCACTAAACGTGCCCGAATCATCATTACCGGCGGCGGCGGGCGCGGTTATGGTTTTCTGGGCTGGGGCGAAAACTATCGCGCACGCGGTGCCGGTGGCGGCGCTGGCGGTACAGCAATCGCAATGTTGGCTGTTGATGACAGCAAAACGTATGCGGGGATTGTTGGCGCTGGCAGCAAAGAGAGCAACAATTCATCCAGCAGTGCCTTTAACGGGCAGATTACAGCGGGCAACGGTGCGAACTCAGTTGGTGATGCAGGAGGAGCCGGGGGAACTGCAGTTGGCGGGGATATTAATATTCAGGGCGGCGACGGCAGCGATTCCCCCGGCGTTATTACCGGAGGCGCTAACCCTTATCGTGGGGGTTCCGGGGACGGTGGGGCCAGCTATTGGGGAGGTGCTTCACGGAGTGGCGAAGGGATTGCATCAAACGACCGGGCTTCATTTGGTGTGGGCGGCGGAGGCAACATCCGAACTTCGCCTTACTACGGCAACTACGGGGCTGACGGTATTATCTACATTGAGGAATTCAGCTGATGAAAACTTATGCCCGGATTGAAAATCAGTGCGTTGCTGAAATCGTATCGCTGAATGTGAAGCCTGATAAACTCTATCATCCGTCACTGGTATGGGTTGATATCACCACGCTGCCCGAACAGCCTGATGTTAATTATAACTATAGCGACGGTGTATTTAGCGCCCCGGCTACAGAAGCTGAGAACGCGGTGCTGATTGCCAGCAGCAGGCTGGCTGCTGAAATGGATGAGGCAAACCGGACAATTGCGCCGCTTCAGGATGCCGTTGATATCAGCATTGCGACAGATGCGGAGATTGCCCGCCTGGCAGAATGGAAGCGATACCGGGTAGAACTCAGCCGGATTGATACCAGTAAGGCACCCGATATTGAATGGCCAGTCAGGCCGGAATGAAGAAAGCCCGCTATGCGGGCTTTTTGTTTAGGCGGGCTGCTCAGGCCAGATAATTTCCTCAGCGTCTTTTGTATTAATCCGCATCAGCATGACACGGTATTTTTTCCAGGCGATAAGCTGACTTGCTTCTTCATCCGTCGCTATCCCTAAGTCGCTCGCATCCTGCAGGGGCTGTATAGCCGCGTCAGCTTCAGCCCTCAGCCTGCTGCGCTTGTCTTCTGCCTGGCTGATAAGTTCCTCTGCTGTCGGTAATGGCTGTTCAGTCAGGCAGGGCCGCATATCAGCACCACAGGCAATCAGCTTTCCTTCCGCCTGCCCGGACAGTAAATCAGCCCAGGCCTGTTCGGTAATATTGATCGCATCTTCCGGGATATCCCGATTAATGGCGGTATCATAAAAGGCATTATTCGAAGGCGAATATTTTTTCATTTAAATTCCTAACGCTATCCACCAGATGCCCTGCTGAGTAGTATCCGGGCCGCTGTTTGTAAGAGAGAAAGATGATTTATCGCGATATTGCACACCTACTGCGTATTCGCCTTTTGACGGAATTGAAGATCCCTTATTAGCAACAAGTGAAAATCCGGCACTTGGAAACGACACAGGAAGCGTAACAGTCGTGGTTGACTGCTGTGCAAAGGTGCCACTCCCCCATTGCAAGATCAGGCCGTTCGGGAATTTGCAGTACCCGTTACCGCTCTTAACGATTGAGAAGAAACTCATGTCAGGTAGCTGGCCGGTGCCATTACCTACGGTCTTTTTTGCCGCGTCGCCTAAACCGAGGTTTTTGAGAACGTCAGCAACCAGCCCGGCGTCTTTGATTTCAGCCAATGCGCTTGCGATCTGCAGGTACTGGCTGTGTGGGTTTTTAGCATCGGTATGATTTTTCATTACACTGTCAGCGTAAGCTTTCACCTCGATCACAGCATCATCAACATATTTACGCGTTGCCAGCACCACGGAGGGGTCAATCTTCAGGGTGATGGCATCGGTGCTGTTGATGATCAGAATCATGCGCACGGTCTGCGTGCGCCCGCTGCCTTCCTGCAATGCGGGCTTATAGGTTTCAGGTGTGTTGCATACCGCGATCAGCGTGCCGTCAGCGTCAAACAACCCCATTTCCCTGATCCAGAATCCGCCCGACGTTTCGGGGATCACCTGTTCGGCAATCATCTGGCTGGCGTTGGCCGGGTCAATGCTCAGCGTGTTGATGGCTGCGCGGCGCACCTCGTTAACCAGCTTTGTCTGGCTGGCGTTCGGTGTCGGCAGCGTGCCCCCGCCATCGCCCACGGCCATCTGCGTGATATTCAGTTTTGTACCAAGTGCGGCGGCGTTGGCAATCTTCGCCGCGCCCAGGTTGGTTACGATTGCATAGTATTTTTGTGTCATGGTCCCACTTCCATCAGGTCAATAACGTGAACCGCCGCGCCGCCATAAACTGCACCGCTGACGGAAATAAGTTCCGGGGTATACGGATAAACGGTCAGATCATCACCGTCATAACTGGCCGCCGCCATGCGTGTTTCTCCGCTGACCTGCAGGTTAATTGACATCCCCAGCAGGTGACGGCTGCAGGGCTTCGCATCGCTGATCAGCCGCTCAAGTTCCTGATAGGTTTCTTCAGTTATGCCCTGGTCCTGCACGCCGATGTCCAGCCGGAACGTGCCTGGCGGCTCACTGGTTTTCCACCACTCAATAACCCGGATCAGGAAGCCGAACGGCTCCACCACGCGACGGATGGCGCTGATGGTGCCTTTGTGCTGATGGATGTAAAACGCATCGCTCACCACCTGCCGCTTAACGCTCTCCGCCCAACTTTCGTCCCAGCGGTCCACCGAAAACGCCCAGGCCAGATATGGCAGAAAACTCACCGGGCATGTGGCCGGGTTCCATAAGTCGCGCAGCGGCACGCTCAGCCCGGAAATGCCGCTGCAGGCTTCGGCCAGGCGGCGCTCCAGCGCAGACGAGCCGGGCGGCATCAGGCTGCTGTTGCTCATGTCACCCCCTGATCGCCCGCCACGGAAATGTCCGTGCCGGTGCAGTAGCCCGCCTGAGTGCGGTCCATGATGATGTCCTGCGCCGGTTCGGTGATTTCCACCCAGTCCACACCGGCCACGCGCATCACCGCCCCGTAGGACTCACACCGCACGCTGCGGCCCAGCTTTTTCTGCTCGGTCAGGTAAGCGGCCAGCTTCGCGTTTGCCGCCTCAAGGCAGGGACCGGCGGCCACGCCGTCAAACAGGTGCAGTTTGGCCTTCACGCTGTAGCTGCGAATAGTTGCACCCTGAACCGTCACGCGGTCGGCTACCGGGCGCACGCTGTCGGCGCTCAGCGCGGTGTTAACTGTGGTCAGCAAATCCGCTGCCGCCGTGCCGTCGCCCTCACGGCTCAGGACGGTGATCAGCACCGTCGCCGGTGACGGACTGGTTGCAGACACGTCCTGCACCCGGCCATCGGCGCTTTTTGCGTGGAACTCATACGCGCCCGTCGGCCCGGCCACGCTCAGCCCCTCAAATGCTTCCGGCACGCGCACGCGCAGATCATCGTCCGATTCCATTACCGCATCCACCGGCGGTACCGCGTCGGGGTTCGCAGAGGTAACAGTCAGGCGCTGCACGTTGTTGCGGGCGGCCATCTGGTCCAGATCGCTGCCGATGGCGTAGGCCACCATCACCGCCTGCGCCGCCTCGTTAATTCGCTGGCGCAGCAGAATTTCCCGGTAGACGTTCTCCTGCAGGCTTTTAACAATCGGATCTGACTCCAGCGCCAGCACGCGGCGCATGGCGGCCTGTTCATCCGCCGGATAAAGCACAATCAGCGCCTCTTTACGCTCTGCAAGCAGTGTTTCAAAGTCCGGCACCTCAATAATCTGCGGCGCAGGCAGCTGGGAAAGATCAATTACCGCCACTGTTCACCCCCGTTGAAACCGTCAGAGAAAGCGGTGAGCCGTCGGCGCGCTGGCCGCTCAGATCAACCTGCATAGAGCCGTCCGCATTGCGCGTAATGTTTACCGAGGCCAGCCGGATGCGCGGCTCCCAGCGGCTCAGTGCGGTATAGGTGGCGGCTATTACCTGCAGTTCGGTGGCGTCGTTCTGCGGCCAGTCAATCATCGCGGACAACATCGAACCGTAACCACGCCGGGCAATGCGGCTGCCTTCCGGGGTGATCAGGATGTCGCGCACGCTCTGGCGGATGTGATCGATGTCAGTAATGGCTTCGCCGGTGTCGCGGTTCATGCCGAGATACATCATTGCGGGCCTCCTGACATATCGCTGCCACTCTTAACTTTGTTGTGTAAGTGCTTATCAGCAATCACGCCGTTAGAACTCATTGAGCCACCGCCGTGGGTCACATCGCCATTCATCGTGGCATCACCGTTAATCCGTGTCTGGCTGGCCTCTATTCCCAGCGCATCGGTAATCAGCTGAATGCCGTCCGCCGCTTCAATGCGCACGCTTTTGATGTTCTTTATCAGAAGCTGGCCGGTTTCCGGCTCGTACTGAAACCAGCCGCCATCCTTAAACACGGTGGTGGTGCCGTCTTCCGAATAGTCGGGCGGCGGAAAGGCTTCGGAATAAATGGCAGGCAGCGCAAAGGCAGTTTCAAGATTTCCGCCTAGGCTCAGCAGCACGACCTGTTCCCCGACGGTGGGCTTCCACCATGTGCGGGTGTTACCGGCGCGCAGGGTGAGCCAGTTAATCCAGTTGGTTTCAAGGTCGCCCGTTTTCACCCGGCACAGCCAGTTCACCGGATCCACTTCGGACACAATGCCGGTGCGGATCAGGTTGGTGATAAGGCGCATAATTTCGGTAATTTCTTGTCTCATCAATCAAGTCTGACGGCGAAAGAAATTATTTTAAAGTGATAACGTTTGTTTGTTGTCTGGTACAAAAAAGAAAGGAGAGTCGAAAACTTAATTAGTATTATTAAGGCGCTAGTAGAGTCCTAGCGCCCCTGCAGTCAGAATCTAAATTTTGGTTTCAAAATGCCCAAGGCATCCCATAAGCCACAATGAATTTCAAAATTCATGCTAGTATCGATACTGTAATCTTCGTTTACATAGCTCCAAAAGTAAGCGTCACCACCTTCTTGCTTGGACCTTTTCTGTACATTACAAATGGCGCCCACCTTAAAAAGGTGAACAAGCATCTCTTTTAATGTCAAAGTATCATCACTAAAACCTAAGGAGTTGTACTTTTCGGTAATTACCCATAAAGTAAATCCTCTTTTTTTTACACTTCTCAAAAGTTCAAAGCAATCATCTATTGCTGAGTCATCTAAATGTCCTGCCAACTCAGACCTAACCTCCCTTAATAAATATGAAGAGTATCTTAATAAAACCTTTGTAAACATGGCTGACTCAAATCTTTCTGCATTTTCACCATATTCTTCTTGTATAAAGGTCAGCATCCTTATTGCATCTCTAGGCCTTCCTAGCGTTCTGTGTAAGATATATACCGAACAATATTCACCTGCAACCCTGTCACAAAATAGCTTTGTGAAAAGTTCGGATACGTTTAAATCCTCATAATAAGCAGCTGATTTCGAAGCTTTAAAGCAAATCATTTCAAAAATTTCTGAGTTCATTGCTTTTGTTTGTCCAATGCCCCAGTCGAGCACAATGGAATTGTCTTCTATTACTCTATTTATATTAGGTGATGAGAGGCAATTAATAATATCATGCCTTATCACAGCCCCAACCTTTACGTCTACGCCTGCTTGCAGGAACTCTTTATTAATTGTCGACAAGCAACTCATGAAACTAATTATGCCCGTTTTATATTCATCGCTAGCATCAAATTTGTCATCTAGCTCATCGTAAAAAATACATATTTTTTTATTGGATTCTAGGATCATTCCAATCAAGTAAGAGCTTAGGGATTCGATGCAGTCAATATAATCACGCTTTATTTCTTTTGCTTTCTCACTATCTCCAGAACCTCCATCTAATCCAAAAGATAAAAAAGGCGCTTTAAAGCCGACTTTTGCTGAACCTGATGTTTTATATTCCTTGGTGATCTCAACAGTCTTCTCAGGCCTTAACTCTCCCGCAATATGCCCAAACGATCTTAAGAAGCCTTCCAAAATATGGACTTTTTCAACAGAAAACCCAATTGGATATTTTATTATATTTTTAGCTATATTGACTAAGCACATCCATTTAAATATAGGGACATATTTTGTCGTGGAAATATCCTTACCTTGGAAGTGAATTAACTCATGGAAAACTAGTTCCTTAAGTGATTCTACAACAGCTATTGCTCCACCTTCTTTTTCCTTTTGGCAGAAGACGTTTACTAACAATGTCTTACCTGTTCCTTTCCTGCCAATAACAATTAACTTATTCCTCTTCTTTAATTTACTTAAAGATTCGTTTATATCATAAAAATATTTTGAATAATCATTTAAATATAGAACTTCATTTTCGCCGTAAACCTCCCCAAAATTTATTTCTTTAATTTTAGGCCTCATAGTCAATCCTTTTAGTTAGCGAAATTTTATAAGAAATTCTCTCGGCTTTATATTAACATTATAAAAAAGCCAAAAAATATTGTTTTAAACTAATCTTAAGGTATTTGCAAAGCCTCATGCAAAATACCTTCAAGAATTATTATAGTCTCGTTATCTATGCCCAGTAGTCGTCTGCTAGGATATTTAATGATCATTGTTCGATTACCAGCTCGCTCACGAAGACCATAATGATGAACTCGTGCCATACGTTGCACGGCATGGACAAAAGCCACCTCTGCATTATCGCTGGTTGCTTTTATCTTGAGGTACTTGGTTGTTTTCAACTTCACAAACATTTTGCGCTTGATTCGATCCGGCTTTGTTCTGGCCGTTATGCGGCGCGGTTCCCATGTGCTACCGTCAGGAGCGAGTTGTTCAGTCATTCTTGCCTGCTGAATGCGCCGCACTTCACTCGCCACTTGATGCAGCATCTTCTTCCGGGCCGCCGGTTCCAGCTGTGAAAGCAGCGCCGTCAGCCAGGCATCCACTTTATGCAGTTCAGCCACGTTTCACCGCCCAGAACTCCTCCGGCGCATCCGGCTCCGGCACCGCCTCAATCCGGGCTTTGCCATCCTCTTCAGTCACAATCACACGCTCTGTCAGCTTCAGATCCATGCTGATGTCACAGCGGTCATTCGCCAGAATATCCACCTCAAAAGTAAACAGCCTTTCGCGCGCCTCACTGTTCTGCAGCGCATCGGGCTGATTTTCCCGCAGCCACAAAGCCACCGGGGCCATCAGCAGATTCTGGTCGCCGGTGAAGTCGGTGATCACCACGTTCAGGGTATAGCGATACTCCCACGACAGGGACGCGGCGGACGTGGCGACCAGCTGGCCGCTGTCCACGAACAGGTGCAGGCGGTCCGGGTTGTCAGCCACATACTGGACCGACTTATTCAGGGCGCTGCGTAAGGACTGCGGCTTGTTCATCGTCTTTTTCCTGACAGCTGATGATGGCATCGACCTTACCGGCACACGCCGCCCAGGCGGCCTCCGTTTCGTCCAGCAGGGCCAGAAGGTCGCCGTTAGTGCGCGGCGCTGCCGGGTCCAGCTGGCAGCGGGTGATTTTCGGACAGCCACTCACGGTAAGATTCACCTCCTGCGAGGGCCGGTCGCTGGCGCAGCCGGACAACAGGATCAGGCAAAGCGGTATCGCTCCAGCGGCGAAGGTCTTCATTTTCACGTTTCAGTTCCTCAATCTTTCGCTGCCGGTCGCGCAGCAGCTGGCCGTTGCGTTCGGCGGCGGCGTAAAGCTGCGCCTGTGCCTGGCTGCTGGTCTGCGTCAGGATGTTCAGGGCAATCAGCTGGCTGTTTTTCTGGCTCAGCTTTTTGCCCTGGCCCGCAATAGTGGTCTGCTGTGCATCAATCCTGCTGTGGGCGCTGCTAAGCCGGTAAGACTGCACCCCGGCAACAAGCAGCAGGATCAGCATGATGACTGCCAGTGCGCGCATCATGCCGCTGCCCGCTCAAGCTCGGACCTGATCATGCGGCGATAGAACACCGCATGAAGACCGACAATTGCCGACAGCTTCCAGCCCGCGCCCCACATCACCACCGCTATAAATACGCGGTGATACCATCTGAGCGGCACGCGGTCAGCCAGCCGCGCAAACCGCAGCAGCCAGGCAAACACTTGCTTTCGGTCACTGCCGGTCAGGGTGCAGGCGTACAGGCCGGAAAACCCGATAACGGCCCATGCGAAGAAGTCAGCCCACAGCAGGGCCGCCAGCGGATAGCCCGCAAAGCTGCCGTGACTGATGCTGACCAGCGTCAGCAGGACGGTGAGTAACGCCGTAAACCACCATTTTTTAACCATCTGCATATCAGACTCCCTTAAGGCACCAGGCCAGTTCACGTCCGCGCCGGTTATCCAGCCCCTGATTAAAAACGCCTTTCACGTACACCCAGCGCGGCAGCTGATAACACGCCTCGCGCCACTGGCCCTTTTTCAGCAACGCCACCATCGTAGAGCCGCAGATGTTGCCGGTGCCGACGTTGAACGCCAGCGACACCAGCGCGTCATAAACCTGCTGCGGCATGGAGACCGCCACGCAGCGCGCCAGTGCCGCCTCGGTGCGTAACACGTTTGTGATGAAATTCCCCGCCGCCTGCCTTTCCGTGATGGACTTACCCGGCACAACGCCGGAGGTATTGCCTATCCCGTCGGTCCACTTTCCCGCGCTGCACTGGTACGGCTGCAGGCGGCAGCCCTCATAGTCGGCAATCAGCCGCAGCCCCTCCACGGAGGTGTGCAGCTGCTGAAAGCCGGGCATCGTGGCAGCCAGCGCCAGCACCACGCCCACGGCGCAGCGTTTAACGGTTTGCAGATTCATATTCACTCCGCGTAATGCGCCCGCTTGCCAGAAGCTGATAGGTTTTGTGTTTGTAGTACCAGCTGATAAGCGCCATCAGCAGGCCGATAAGCACACCGGCCACGGTGGACATGTCTTTCAGGTCCATGCCACCCAGCCACGCCATTAGCACCGCCATGCACCAGGTGATAAAGGTGCTGATTTTTTCCCACATGGTTCAGTCCCAAAGCTGGACGGCCTGCACGGTGGCCGTCGTTGTCACGTCCGGCAACTCCACCTCCAGCCCGTGCGGTAAGAGGGGGCCATGCTCCGCCAGCCCCGGATTTGCCTGCAGTACCTGTTCCGTCATCCCCTGCGTGCGCCCGTAGTGACGCCAGCAGAGTGCGTCCACCGTGTCATGCTGCTGCGCACGCACTTTCATCAGATAAGCTCCACGGTGCAGTGCGGCATGTCCTGCACGCGGTTGATGGCCCAGCGCGCATCGCGCCAAAGATCGCCGCTGGCATCATTCAGTTCTTCGCCGCGCTTCACGGCTGAGGCGGTGGCGTCAAAGTCCTGATAGCGCTCGTTCAGCACCGCGCGCGTCCAGCACCACACCGCATTCATGTAGTGATGCAGTCGCACGCTCTCACCGGCCAGCTTCTCCGCCGGAACGTCGGCCAGGCCGTTATGCCCGGCCAGCTCCAGCCGCTCACGCCACGGGTAAAGCTCCGCATTAACTTCTGCCATCGCGGTCAGCACCACCTGCCGCAGCCGCTCCGGCGTCACGGTGCCGTCAACGCGCATGACGCTGCGGAACTTCGCCAGATCGACGTCCGGCCAGAATGAGTTATTGGGGATGATGTCCGGCGCTGCCGTCGCTTTCTGTGGCGCGATAAATTCCATTGCTCTGTACTCCTGAATAGGTGGGCGGTGGACGGGGTTTTGATGCGGCGCTGCCTGTCGCCACCCCGTGCCGCCCCGCGCGTGGGCACGTCCGGTTATCAGCTGGCGTTACGGATCTTCCGCTCCAGCTGCTC